TGCTAACGTCGCGGTCGACTGCCGCGGCGATTTCCTGCGCGGTGCGCGGCTTGCCGTCAGCCATCAGAGTGCGGACTAAGCCGGCAAGCATCGATGCTCGGGTAATGGTCATGCGGTCTCCGACGTGCAGGAAAGAGGATGGGCACCGTAGTAAAGGCGGAAGTGGCCGATGCCGAATGTGCCGAGCAGCGCGAGCACGAGAACGATGGCGCCGACTACGGACAGGACAGTTTTTGTCACTTGGCGTCTCCGCTTGCGGATTGAGCGGCGGCCAAAAACTCGCGAAGCTGGTCCGTGTTGTCGAAAATCCAGCCGTCTGCCGCAGTCCTGCATTCACACGCTTGAATCGCGCACGCAGCAATCTCGGCGTCGGTGAGCGCTGTCTGTGCTGGCGGGGCGGTGTCGCATAGCGGATGATGAAAGCCTTTCCAATCCCCCAGGCGTTGGCATTTGCACGTTTCCACCGCCTCCGCACCCTGCGCCACATTGGCGGATACGATTTGCCGCAATGTTTCCTCTACCCAATGGAATCCATTAGCGCCCATCACGTCAGCCGCTTGTGTGACGGCAGATTTCTGTTCGTCAGTCAGAAAACCCTGCGCCACATTGGCGGAAGTTGATGCGGCGCGGGCAAGCGCTGCCCGTTGCGCGGTATCTGCGAACACTACGGCGTCTTTCCTGCGAGCACCAACTCCGTGCGGCGCATGCTGCATTGTGTCCATGAGGTCGTTAAGCTCGACAAAATTCAACGCCCCGCGCTCGTCCTGCTCGACCTCTTCACGCGTTACTGCGGCCTCTTGCTTGTCTATAGCGGCAGGCTGGCGGGCGTCGGCCGGATCGTGATTCACATCGCAATCCGCGATGCATCCCTTTATTTGAGCAATAGCAAGCCGGATTTGCTCCGCTGCTTGCGCCGGATCGGACCCGTTATCGAGCCATCGAGCCGTGCATTCCAATGCGAATACCGCGTGCTCAAGGTCAGTTTTTTCAGTCGTACTGTATTTTTGTACAGTACTTTGTCCTAAAGATGCCTCGTTAGTGTTCATTCTCAGTTCCTTTTTTTATTTCTTCACATGAAAGATTTCTAGTCGATTTCCGCCCGGAAAACCGATACCGTCATTATAAACGGATACTACCACGGTATCGGTGAAGTTCGCAAAAAATTGTTCAGTCCATTCCACGGCTGCGGGCTCTCGGGCGGTCAGGTTCGGAGCGCTGACCGAATGCATGACCGTGCGCCAGATCCTCGAACAGCGTTCGCTCTCCGTGGAAAACCAAGCCGGTGATGCCGGTTTCGCCCTGTCGTTGCTTAGTGCAGATGACCTCGCAAATGCCCTTGTCTGGCGAGTCGGGGTTGTACACCTCGTCGCGGTACAGGAACAGGATCGTGTCGGCGTCGGCTTCGATGTCGCCGGAATCCTTCAGGTCAGACGAGAGAGGGCGCTTGTTCGGCCGTTCCTCGCACTTGCGCGAGAGCTGCGACAGCAAGACTACGGGCACGTCGAGTTCCTTCGCGAGGTTCTTCAGCCCCTTCGTCAACGCGCCGATTTGCAGGTCGCGGCGTTCTTCGCTGCCCGTAGCCATCAGGCCCAGATAGTCGACAACGAGCAACGACAGCCCATGCTTGCGCTTGACAGCGCGCGCCTTGCTGCGCACTTCGAGCAGCGTCAGGTTCGGTTGGTCATCAAGGTACAGGTGCAGGTCCTTGATCGTTTTCGCCGCTTCGGTGATCTCGTGCCAGTGCGATTGATCCAGGCTGGCAGGGTCGCGCAACTGCGCCATCGTCACGCCGCTAACCGACGACACAAGGCGTTGCTGTAGCTGAACGTTCTTCATTTCCATCGACAGAAACAGGACCGGCATATCGCGCGATACGTTCTGTGCAACGGTCAACGAGAACGCGGTCTTGCCCATTGATGGGCGCGCGGCGACGATCACCAGATCACCGCCATAGAAGCCGCCGCCGAGTTTGCGATCAAGGTCCGTAAGGCCGGTAGGTACGGGCTTTATCAGGCCGTCTATCTGCTGATCCATGTAATCCAGATAGTCGGCAAGCGACTGGCCGGCGTGCACTGGCTCCGACTTGACGATCGCCTCGCCAAGCTTTTCCAGCTTGGCCGATGCCTGGTCGATCAGTACGGCCGCGCTGTCAGGCGTTGCGCCGACTGAATCCTGAATCTCGTGCGACAGAGCTAGCAGGCCGCGCTTCTGCGCACGGTCGCGCACGATCTCCGCATACCGCGTAATGTTCGCCGAACTAGGCGTGTTCTGCGATAACGCGTTCAGGTACGCGAGGCCGCCGGCGTCCGCGGCGCGCCCTTTGGCTTGCAGGCGTTCGAACACGGTCATCATGTCCGCGCCAACGCTCGCAGAGATCAGGTCGACAATCTCGGTGAAGATCAGCCGATGGTCGGCGCGAAAGAAGTGTTCAGCGCGCAGATCGCCAAGGCGGTCGATCGCATCGTTGTCGATCAGCAGGGCGCCGATGACCGATTGCTCAGATTCAATGCTTTGCGGGATGGAGCGTTGCAGTTCGTTGGCGCTCATGCTGCTTTCCTCTGTCGGTGTGCGCCTTCTCTGGCGCGTAAGTAGGTTTCCTGCCGGATGAGCCAGTCAAATCCGCAAGCGTCGAATGGTTCCATGTTGCCAGCGCAGTACTCGAAATACTTGCGGGCCATGTCCGGTATGTCGCGGAACCCAAGAAATTCGCGGATTGCAGTAGCGCGCGGTGCGCTGTACGGCTCGGCAACAGCCCGCGGCCACTCAGGCCCCATCAGGTCGTTGTAAAGCTCGATCACTTCCAACTCCTTCGCGTCGTATTCCGTCTTGCCAGCAGAATCCAGCCAGCCCTCAGCATTGATCCACGAAGCCGGCAGAGGGATGAACTGACCGTCGTCTCGCTTCCAGTCGCTGCGGGTCGTCATCGCCAGGTTCACGGCGTCGATCATGGTCTGCACGAGAGCGTCGTCCGGGTTCAGTTTTTCAAACGCTTTCAGAGCCGCTTTCCTGTTCCGCTTTTTCGGGTATGCAGCGTAGAAGCGGTCGAAACGTTCGTGCTGCACGGCAGTGCTGCACATGTCTTTTGGAGTTGTCTTTTGATTGTCTTTAAAACCTTTCTTTTGTGGTTGCTGATTCGGTAACCCCGAAATGACCAATTCGGTAACCCCTTCGTGACCGTTTTGGTAACCCCCCGTTACCACTTCGGTAACCGGTTGCTCTTTCGGTAACCGGGTTACTGATTCGGTAACCCCCCATTGCTTGTGGTTCTTGTTCAGGCCGAGTTCTTTGGCGTGGTGTCCGTCCGTTCGCACAAGGATTTTCATCTCGACCAGTTCGGTGACGGTGCGGCTGCAATGCGGCTTGGCGATGCCAGTCATCGCGCTAAGTTGGGACAGTCCAATCTCGTCGGATTTTTTGTTAAATCCATACGTCTTGCGGACTACGGCCATCACAATGGCCCATTGGCGCGAAGAAAGTCCCGCCCGCAACAGAGCGTCCAGAAGCTCATTGGCGAGCCTGGTGTAGCCGTTTTCGAGTTGCGGGTTCGCGACCATCAGTCAGGCCCGCGCGAAGACATGCCGCGGTAACTCTCAGGGTGGCAGCGTAACGAAGGGCTGCGCAAAGTAAAGCTGACCTTGTAGATGCCGGGCATCGCGTCGCTTTGAAGTACAAACCCAAATCCGTGATTCATTTCCTGGCCCCCGCAATCAGTTGCTTCAGTGATTCGCAAAGCTTGTGAACCTGCGCCTGCTTTGCGGCCTTGTTCTTGAGGTGCGCGATATTTCTGGCCATAGCCATTTAAAGATCGGCTATAGCCCGCGCGGGTACGCGGGCTTCTCTCATTGGTCGTCCTGTTCGGTTGGCTCGGCCGCGACGGCCGGCAGATCGGGGATTGCTTCGATGACGGCCGGGCCGCGCGCTTTGCCGACGAGCTTCGGCATTTCGTGGCGCAGGCCGATCATGTCGATGACGGTCAGGTGCGGCTTGTTCGGTCCAACTAACTGCGCGCTGACTCGTGCGAATTCGAGCGCGCGTTTCTTGCCGACCACCTTGTGACCGTTGCGGATGTTGCTCCAGTAGATCGGGCCAATGCCGATGTGGTCGAGCAGCTGGTTGACCACCTTCGCCCCGTATGCATCGTGAAATTCTTGTGCGTTCAATTCATGGCTCCTTTGCCGGGTTATAATTGCAATACAGTATAGCATCGGATACCGTGACGGTTAGCGTTTAGGATGAAATTTTGTCGGGAGATAACCCTATGAACTTATTGAAAAATGATGCCTTTACGGTTGCATTTGCAGCCGGAAACCTTCAAGATTTCACGAACGGATGCCGCGATTTAATCGGGACAGGCATCCCACCAAGTGGCGTGCCTTGACGCGCCCTATACGACTAAGGATTGGGAATCACATGGCTATCGAAACGATCGACGCATTGCGCGCACGAAACTTCCACCTGCTTTTCGAGCAGTTCAAGGAAGGGGTGAGAAGGGATGACCCGACCGCGCCCGATCGGGGAATGCTGAGGCGCTTCGCTGCGCACCTGGAAATGAACCCGGTCTACCTGTCGAACCTGAACACAGGATCGAAGACGATCGGACTGCGGACGGCGCGCGAGATTGAGTCCCGGCTGAAGCTGCCGGAAGGCTGGATGGACACGGACCACAGCAACAACGAAGCCGAGATGAGCGATGACGACCTGGCGTTCCGTGATTCGGTGATGGCGATGTACCGGCAGGCGCCCGAGGCGTCGCGCGCGGCCGTTCTCCGGGTGCTTCAGGCTCTTGTCCTGGGTAAACCCATAGAGGACGTACTTTCTACCGACAGATTCCGCAAGAAAGCGAATTAGACGCGCGCAAACATTTGCGGATTGTTGCAACCGCTGAAAATGTAAAATATTGTATCGAAACTTGTTGCGAGAGCGGGACTGGTGCGGATATTATTACATCACCGCTTAAGTCTTTGCGGGAAAAGATACCGGTTGCGCAATCCAGAGAGGCATCAGATGACGAGTTCTAGCACTGCTGGCAGTACAGAAAAAAACAACGCTGCCGCTGGTGTACTGGCGGAAGGCTTACGCAGCGACGATAGCGAATACCAGATCGCCGCCGCTGCCGCCGCCATCCCTGCGCATATTCGCCGGGAGGTTCTGGCCCACTTGCGCGAGCTTATTTGCGCCGACGCAACGCACACCGTGGCGGTATGCAAATAGTGCTTGCGATACTGTGAAGGTTTTGATACGATTTATCTAGCATGTCGTTTTTGCGTCTAGCGAGGCGGTGTGTTCATGTTGGTTCCGTTCGTAGATCCCCAGATCTACTTTCCGCTCTCCTGATGGATTGAGCGGCTTTTTACAAGTTGGCCCTCGCTCGATGAAAGTCGGCGGGGGCTTTGCATTTGATGGCTGCGCATAGCGCGCTACTGGTAATGCCGGTTCGACTCCGGCTCGTTAGCCGAGGTTCGGTAAGGGAAGGCGGGTTCGAATCCCGCACATGTGCCGGGTCAGGTATCCGGCTGTGTAGCCGATGGATCGGCGGGCTTGGCAGCCGGGAAAGACCGGCGCTCTCATTGCTGGCTCTTCGCCGCGTAACCGGTGAGAAGTCCCATCCCGTCCTTACGCAAAGGGCAGCGAGGGGCTAGCCATGAGAGCGAATGCGCAGGCTGCTGCGCCTGTAACACCGAAGCCGAAGTAAAAGTAGCGTGCAGGCGAAGTCAACGTGACTGCAAGCCGGGTTAGCACCGGCCGCTCTCAATCAAGCAAAAAGCCAGCGCAAGGCTGGCTCTCTGCGATCTATAACCGCAGCACAGGATTCCTCTGCAGGCGCGCCGTCATGGCGACCGCCTACGCGTTAGCGATCTGCTGTTCTCGCCGGTCGGTTGGTGGACTACCGACCGGCTGACGTAATAAGCGGAGATGCAGGTTAGTCGAGTTCATGGCTTCCGTTCCTTATGGTTGTGACTTCGTGGTGATTCAGTCGCTGTCGGCGTCGCTATCGTCGGCGTCGTCGTCCAGCTCAGGCTCGCCATAGCTCTCGTCGCAATAGCGAGCGGCAACACGCGCAAGGTCTGATTCGACCGCAGTGTCGAAAGCTGTTTTCATGGCGCACTCCTAATGATCCTGAGATACGTTGAAGAAGGCCCTAGGTGCTTCTGGTGCGCGCGCCCGATGAACGGGCGTCGTTGCTGCGATCCTGACGACAAACTCGATTGCCGTAGATCAGCACATGACCGAATGATGCCATAACGGTATCTTTGAGTGCGAGAAGTTTTTGTTACAGGTTGTATTCGTGGATAGTGTTGCGCGTTTTGTGTTCGCTGGCGCACATTGCACGGATACCGTGAAAGCATCTCGAATGGCTAGACGGAGGCCGCATGAAGTTTGCCGCTTACATGGTTTGCTGGCCGCTGCTTGGCGTGTTCGCTGTGATGGCATTCGTCACTGACGGAATGATCGACGCGTGCGAGGCGATGGACTGCGTTATCAGCAAGCTAGAAGACTACGCGGAACTCGACGCATGACCCTCCTGCAAGCAATCGCAGTCGCGCGCCGCGTGATGGCCGAGCACGGCGGGATCGAACTTGAGATCGTCGGCATGCGTGGCCGTATGGTGGCTGTGAACCCTGACAACCCGCAGCAGGTTGAGTGCGCCGAGGCGTACAACACACTTTCCGCGGTGACTTCGATCGAGGACATGCAATGACGCTTGAACTGATCGCATGCACTGGCTTCGCACTGTTCTTCGTCGGCGTGGGCATTCTCCTGGGCGTGCTGATGAACGTGACGATGGAGCCGAGCAAATGAGCGCCGGCGCACGCGACCCCCACGCGGACATTCAGGCGCTATGCGACGCGCTGGCTTGCGCGATGTCCGTCATCGAACGCCAAGGGCTCGACAGCCCCGCCGAGTGGCGCGCGGCGATCGACGGCCGCGTCGAGATGCTCAACGGTCAGCACGAACAGGAAATCATCGGCGCTGGCATCGAGATCATGGGCCGCAGCCGAACGATGCACTGATATACCGCGCGCACTGTCAGGGCTGGAACCCGGCAACACATACGGGCAGTGTGCACGACCCATCACGCGCGCTCGCGGCCAAATCTTCATATGACCCGTAGCAAATCACCCGGCCGGGGAGCGCGCACCCATTACCCGACTGCTTGCAGTCACGCGCCTGGCCGGTGAGTGGCGCGACGCTTCACGAGTAACCCCGGCAGGCCACGATAGATCGGAAGCTGTTCCTCCCTGGCTTCGGCCAGTTTCTGCAGCGCTAGGCGTGGCCAACCCAAACACATCAACCGAGGAATGGAAATGAGCGAAGACAGGCGGGTGCGAGACGTAACGCATGGCGTTGCTGATGGCCCGCAAGGGTGGGTCAAGATCCCGATTCAATTGCTGATGCGCGCCGAGTTCGAGCTGACGCACAGCGAGCGCAGCGGAGACATCGATTTGAAACTTCTCCCTGAACTGCGCGCATTCGTGAACGATCACGACGGTTCACACGCAAGGGCGAGCGGAATCATCTAACTGCCCGCGAGCCGCAAGAAATAATTCACTCAACAGGACCAGTATGGCGCTGACAGACAAGCAGCGCCGCTTCGTGGACGAGTATCTGATCGACTTGAACGCCACACAAGCGGCGATTCGAGCGGGATACAGCGAGCGCACCGCGCGTTCGATCGCCGCAGAGAACCTGACGAAACCTGACGTCGTGACCCATTTGGCCGTGCGCCGAAAGGAATTAGCGAGCAAGACGGCAATCACGCCCGAAATGATCGCGCAACGCTGGTGGGAACTGGCGAACGTCGATGTCAATGAGATCGTCGAATACCGGCGAGCGAACTGCCGCCACTGCTGGGGCGAGGATCACGAGTACCAATGGACGCACGGCGAGTTCGAGAAAGCGCAGCGCGATGCTGAGAATGAGGGCAAGCCTGAGCCGTCCATGATTGGCGGTTTCGGCTTCGACCGCAACCGCGAGCCAAACCCGATCTGCCCTGAGTGCGGCGGAGAGGGGCACGGCAAGATCCATGTGCATGACACGCGCCGATTGAAGGGTGCGGCGCGCAGGCTTTATGCCGGCGTGCATCAGGGCAAAGACGGTCTCAAGGTGCTGACCGATGACCGACTTAAGGCGCTCGACGCCGTGACTCGCATCTACGGGCTGTACAACGACAAGCGCGACGACGAGACGAAGGCGCTCGCCGCTGAGAAGCTGCGCATCGAGAACGACCGGCTGCGCAAGGGTCTGGACGATCCGGACGATACGCCGCCAGAATCGAAACGCTTTGTGATCGAGGTGCGAGACGCGAGGAAGCGCGATGCCTAGTCTGAACGTGCCGCAATCGCAGTTTCTGGCGATGGAACACAAGTTCCGCGCCTATGTGGCGGGATTCGGGTCAGGCAAGACGTGGGTCGGCTGTGGCGGGCTCATGCAACACTTCTGGGAGTATCCGCGCATCAATGCCGGCTATTTCGCGCCGACCTATCCGCAGATTCGGGACATCTTCTATCCGACCGTCGAGGAAGTGGCGTTTGATTGGGGCTTGCGAGTCACGGTCAACGAGTCGAACAAGGAAGTGCACGTTTTCGAGGGGCGCAAGTCGCGCGGCACGGTAATCTGCCGCTCGATGGAGCGGCCCGAGACGATCGTCGGCTTCAAGATCGGCAAGGCGCTCTGCGACGAAATTGACATCATGAAGGCCGACAAGGCCCGCAATGCATGGCGAAAGATCATCGCGCGGATGCGTTACAACGTCGATGGCCTGAAAAACGGCGTCGACGTCACGACCACGCCGGAAGGTTTCAAGTTCGTGCACGAGCAGTTCGTCAAGCAGCTCGGCGCCAAGCCGGATCTCGGCCGGCTGTATGGGCTGATCCAGGCGAGCACGTACGACAACGAAGCGAACCTGCCCGACGATTACATCGACTCGCTGTTCCTGACGTACCCGCCGCAGCTGATCGACGCGTATCTACGCGGCATGTTCTGCAACCTGACGAGCGGCAGCGTTTATCCGAACTTCGACCGCAAGCTGAATCACACGAACGCCGAGATGAAGGATGGCGAGCCGCTGCATATCGGAATGGACTTCAACGTCCTACGCATGGCCGCGGTGGTGTACGTCATCCGTGACGGCGCGCCGCTGGCGGTCGACGAACTGGTCGACGTGCGCGATACGCCAGACATGGCACGGTTGATTGGTGAGCGCTGGCGCGATAACGGGCATGCGATCACGATCTATCCCGACGCCAGCGGCCAGAACACGAGCAGCAAGAAGGCGTCCGAGTCCGACATTTCGATTCTCAAGCAGGCGAAGTTCACGATCAACGTTGGATCAACGAACCCGGCTGTCAAGGATCGCGTGCTGTCGACAAACGCCATGCTGCTGAACGGCCAGGGCGAACGCCGCATGAAGGTGAACACGCGGCGCTGCCCGAAGTTCACCGAAGGTCTAGAACAGCAGGCATACGACGAGCGCGGAGAACCGGACAAGTCGAGCGGCGTGGATCACGTCAACGACGCCGGCACGTATCCGATCGTCCGCATGTATCCCATCGTGAAGCGCCAGACGACCGTCCGCCCGCTCCACATGTAACCGAACAACACACATGACGACAACAGTGCGCGACCAGTCCGCCGCAGTCGCTTCGATGGCTGAGAACTGGCCGATTATCGACGCACTGCTCGGCGGCACGCCTGCCATGCGATCGGCAGGCACCACATATCTACCGCAATGGCCCGGCGAATCCAGCGACGCATACAAGGCGCGCAAGGACACGGCGACGCTGTTCCCGGCGTTCCCTCGCACGGTCGAGGTGCTGGCAGGCAAGCCATTCAGCAAGCCTGTCACGCTGACCGACGACGTACCCGCGCGCATCAAGGATTGGTGCGACACGGACATCGATCTGCAAGGGCGCAATCTGCACGCGTTCGCTGCGAGCCTGTCAGAAGAAGCGCTGTCGCACGGCATCACCGGCATTCTGGTCGATTACCCGAAGGCGACCGGCGCTCGCACGAAGGCAGAAGAAAACGCCGCGGGCATCCGGCCGTATTGGGTGCATATCCATGCTGGCAACATTCTCGGCTGGCGCTCGAAGCGCATCAACGGCGCGGAAGTGTTCACGCAGTTGCGGCTGCTCGAGCAGGTCATCGAGGACGACGGCGAGTTCGGCGAGAAGATGGTCGAACAGGTGCGTGTGCTCACGCCGGGTGCATGGGCGACGTATCGCAAGTCAGAGAAGGTCGATCCGACGACCAACAAGCCCGAATGGATTTCGCATGAGGACGGCGTTACGACGCTCGACGTCATCCCGTTCGTGCCGATCTACGGCCGGCGCACAGGATTCATGACCGCGGTCCCGCCGCTGCTTGAACTGGCGCACATGAACGTCGAGCACTGGCAGAGCAAGAGCGACCAGCAGACGATTCTGCACGTCGCGCGCGTGCCTATTCTGTTCGGCAAGGGGCTGGACGGTCAGCCGGTGAT